TTCTTGCTGTGCAGCGGAAACATCATTGCCACCGGATGCTTTCAGGACTCCAAGGCGGGAGTCTTCAAGCCTCTTGTTATCCTCAATAGCAAACTTCATACGGTCGGTTTCGATTTTCCTTAACTCGGCATCTGCCCACTTGGCGGCCGCTACGGCTGTAGCACCCTCATCCCGCAACACTTTCTCTTTTTGTTGAATATCGAATACCTCATTTTCATAACGGGTATGTGAAAGGTGGTATAAGGTAGCTTCCGTTTGTGCGTTTACCTCGACATTTTTTTTAGCAAGCGCTTCTGCAAGACGAGCTTTTTCTTCCTCACTCATTTCCGGATTTTTAGGAGGAGCATCGGGCGGTTTGTCTTTGTTTAAATTATCTACTGCTGAATCACCAAACAGGAAATTTGATACTGGGCCGCCTTTTATTTTATTATGAATCTGTCCAAGCAGCGTACCAGGAGTGGCTAATATATTCATCATCTTTTGCGCTGGGTTAGCACCCGAATTCAAGGCATCCACTGTATCTCGAATGTAATCAGCTAAATTCTTGAAACCTGTAGTAACTAAAGGTAATAATTGATTTGCAAGCGGCAACAATGCCCTTTCGGCTGATGTTTCCAAGGCTTTCATTTGCAGGTCCATCAGCTTTAATTGCTGAGCGGCTTGCCTAGCTTCTTCGGGGTTTATCTTTATAATAGGCCCAGCTTTTTTTGCTAGTTCATCAATTTCTTTTGCTTGACTAAGATACTCTGTTAAAGCCCCCGCAGCCTTCGGTCCCAGCCCTGCGGCAAATTCTTCTTCCATGCCTGCCGACTTCGCTTTTTCCCATGCTTGACCTAATAAATCGACTTGATCAGTTACTTTCAGCAGATGACCGTTATCATCAGTCAATTTAACGCCTAATGCTCCGAGTATTCGGGTCATATCATTGCCGCCACTTACACCTGATATTGCAGATTTTCCAACTCTGACCATGGCCTGCGAAAAATCATTGGCCTCTACACCAGCAATCCCCAGCTTTCGCGACAGATCTGTGGCTTCATCAAACGACATGCCCATCTTTTCAGACATTATCAAAGTGGCGCTTCCAGCTTCGGCAGCTTTCTTTGTCATTTCGAACATTGCAGTTCCTACAGCACCAACGCCAAGTATGGCTGCACCTGCAATAGCACCCTGCGGTCCCAATGAGCCAAGTGTCATAGCCATATTAGTTACCGCGGCAGGTTCCGATCCGCTCATTCCGGGAATAATACTCATGACGCTCTGAGCCATCGTACCGCCTTGCTTTACCGTAGCAGCACCTTGCGCTTTACTAGCTGCTAAATGAGCCGCGTTAGTTTGCTTAATCTGACTCTCTAATTGCGCCTGAGCCTTCTGTTCTCTGAGCAGATTCGTAAGCATCCTCTGACTTGCAGTGTTAGCCTCGCCATAGGTCGTAACAGATTTTTTGTACTCTGCATCGACCAGTCGGACTTTATCGCGCTGAGCGGCAAGCTGATCGTTTAAACTCTTGTTCTGCATTGCCAACCCAGCCATTGAGTTCATAGCTTCGCCCATATTGGCTTTATCAATTTCAGCACGGATCTTTATTTGAGTCTGCTTACGACTTAAATCTGCCATCGCAGTACGGACCGTGCTATCAGCAGTTATAAAATCAGATTCTAAGCTAGTTAGATCAAGACCAAGGCTTAGAAATAATTCATCTACTTTCGTTCCTTTGGCCATAAGTCACCTCCTTAGAGGGCATCGATGTAATAAAGTTTTTCGCCCGTTTCTTCATCAATATAAGATTTATCGTCAGATTTAGGCTGATTGGCTTTGGCTCGAACAACAATTAAATCCAATAGATATTCAAGGTCTTCCTCATCAACCTGCTGCCGAGTCCAACCATAGGACTCATGTATGCCAGAATAAAAGTACATAACTTTTTCATACTCCGATAGGCTCTCTAAATTTGCTCCTTCGGAGTCTCGGGGTTTGGGGGTATTTTACTCAGCTTTGAATTTAAGTTTCCAATAATATGATTAGACAAAGCATAGTAAGCGGGCATTATTTCATCAAGATCGGCATTTTCAATAATAAAACCAGCAGTAATTTCTTTATCATTAAGTAAAGCAGCTATAATTTCAGCATGCTTATCAACATAATCAACAGAAGAAATCTCTTTCCTTTCATCCATGAATTTTGACAATTCGCGCCATTCTTTTGCTTTCGGTTTTCCGATTGGATACTTTTTACCGGCAATCACAATTTCCATTTAAATAACCTCCTCGATATAGAAAATAAGAGGGGAACTTCCCCTCTTACACTGTAAATGTAGTAACGCTCGGCAATGCTAAAGGAATACCGAAGGTATCCTGTATGCCGATATTGGCAACAGTGTTATAAACACCCGTACTCAATGCAACGCTCGGGGTAAACGTAATAATCTCACCTGTCGTATCAACTGACAAAGTGCCAGTAATAAGCGCGCTACCCTTGGAAACGAAGAAATTTGCTGCATTAATACAAGCGGATTGCAATTTCTTGTTGAACGTCCAGATAACAGTAGCCGTTGTGGAAACGCCTGTAGTGGCATTGGCCGGGGACGTCGAACTGATAGCAAGCAGAGTAGGATCATAGGTAGCCAGCGGAGAATCAAAGAATGTCGCTTCTTGCCCTGAAACATAACTAGCCGATTCAGTATCTAAAAAGCGCTCTTTTCGGCTATCAAATTGGTGCCCAAGAAATGTTGCCGTGATCGTCAATGGGTTCAATTTAGCAGTAGCGCCTTTGGAAGCGTCTTCCTCTTGATTTGGCTCAAACTGGCCTTTATATAGCCAGCGGTAAATAGAATTTGGCGTACCGTTAGCCATTTTGGTGGATTTCGTGGCTTGATAACCAACAGCCAGATAAGGCGCAATATCGCCATTCTTTGGAAAAACTTCAGCGCCAACCATGTCATGTCCCATGATTTCAGCGTAAGTTTCCGGCAGTAACGTAGCAACAATTAATTCAAGACTGCTTACATCATTGCCGGTAACACTATCCCATGGACCATTATCGGCATAAAATGTATCCCTGGAATTTTTACGCCCAAGAGTCGCTTTGTTCGTGCCAATAATAAATTTCGTCGCAACATATTGCGGTCCAATAATATGTTCCGTATCAGGATTCGTCAAAATTGCATAGCACAGTTGCTTTAAGCCTACTTTCATTGACATACTATAAAACCTCCATTTCAATTTTAAATCTTATTAACTTACAAAAATTTTGATCAATCGGCAGAACTGGCCCTGTGCTGTCGCGGATATATCCGAGGCAAACCATAATCCTGTCAACATCCAATAATATAGCTGCCAACACTGTTTTGTTGGCAGCTACTGCAGTTATTGCAATTGTGATTTCTGATGCTTTCTCAGCATCATCAGCCCCAAATGCAGGCTTATTATTATCTTCTTCGAAAATGACATAAGGCTCAGCGACTTCGATACTTGGATAAGCATTGAAGACCTTGCCGACTTCAGAGACACCTGTACCAATCTTCGCTGTCAGCGCCACATCTGAGGATAAGGCTGCCATAATTTCAGGAATAGGATTGAGCATTTTCTTTCGCTGCCTCCTGAATTGACTTAATGAGTTTTTCTCTTATCCCAGGCGCTTTCGCATCCATAGATGGATACATAAATGGTTTTTTAATTCGTGGGTCAAACTCTACAAATTGACCGTATGGCATCCCTTTTGGATTCTTCGCCCCAGCAGTTATGACAATTCTTGTTCCGTCCCTGTTTGGAGTTGCAACAATGCTATCGCGCAACGCCCCTGGCACATGTTCCTCAATACCCATGTCTGCCAAGTAAGCACTGTGAATATCGCTATGATCTCTCGGTTTCCCTACTGGGCAAGTTTCTTTGGCCAATTCAACTATTTCTTCGGCTCCTTCGGCTAAGACAGGAACGACATTTTTCAGAACTGTTGAACCAAACTCACGTGCAAACTCCTTGAACCGATTGCCGTGATTCCTGCTTTTCGCCATTACTTATCACCGCCCAGTGCATTGTTCAAGCCAATCACACGGATTTTCCCGTAATCAAGTATTTTTTCGATATATAACGGTTCGTTATTGACGATAAACCGGTTCCCTTTAATCATTTGGGCATTCTCAACTTTGGTGTAAAACTCATAATCAACATCATCAATAAGCCCAGCAGATCGAACAGATATGGTGTTAGAAACCGGAATCAAAGTTCCATAAATCATCGCAACATTAGACCAGTTTTTTTGAACATTGCCCTCACCGTCAGTTGCGGGAACACATCCCTGCAGTTGAATTGATGTTTTCATGTGATCACCGGCTTATAATAATGTTCGAGCTTTTCTTTGATCCACGTCGGAATAGTAGTGATATATTTATTTCGCATCGGCCCGACATCTTCTTGCTCGTTGTGTTCGCTGCCACGCATTTGATAGGTGATAGATAAGAGTTGGCAACAGGTTTCTTCAAGATCATAGGGCAATGTGCGGGGAACGCCAACAGGATCGTCGGTAGTTGGCAAAACTTCATCTTTGGGCAGAACATAACCGGCAGTAAAACTCCCATCAATCTTTCCTTGCCATCCGTGATGATTCCGCAACATTCCGCTTTCTGCAAGCAACTTGTAATCAGTAAATGGCTGTTCATCGACCATCACAGATACCGTTGCAATAGGATATTGTTCTAAAAGTAAATCTTTTTTGCAATTAAGCAATGGTGGCGCTTGAAGAATTTGATTATAAGGATACATCGGGAGCGGTGAAGGCGCCCGTTCAACAAAAAATGAAAAAGTATAACTTCCTACTGCAAAAATACGGCTACATTCTTTTTGAATAGCGTCGGTTGTCGAATTAATAAGAAATTCCAGTAAAGTATCCTGCGACGTGTCAGTTAGATCAATCCCCATGAACATTTTTGCAGTAACAAGGGTTGTTAAAGCATAAGAAGATAGCATAATGCCACCTCCTTACAGGATCAATCCTGCTGCCCTAAGTGCATCTAGGACAGCATTTAATGCCGTTGCGCAATCTGTTGCAGTTGCGGCAGTTGGAGTTGCAATGTCGGCAATCGTAGGCTGAGCCCCGATAATAGCTCCTGGATCAATGACAATTGAACCACCAGCAGCTACATGTAATGTGTCGCCCCCGTTTTCTCTATAAATCTTCGGTTGATAAGTAGGATCAGACATATTTTTTTCTCCTCTCTTTCAATTAAAAGAAGAACAAGCTTTACGCTTGCCCTTCGATTGGAGTCGCCACAACTTTTCCGGTAATCGTGCCGGCAATTACATTTTGAGCCGGAAAGCGTTTCCCATTGTATTGCAGAGCGTAAATATCACCGACTGCCGTAGCTACACCTCTTGCAATGCTTGCCCGAACATAACGACTAGGCGGCTGATAGACGTCAATATATAACACCTCGGTATTGGCATCAGGAGTAACCCTAGATCCAGCCAAATCCGCAGCCGTAGTCATAGCAGAAGTAACATCTTCCTGTACCTTGATATAATTCGTTTGAGCCGTATTATCAGCCGTTGCCATGGAGCCAAAAAACAAAACTCCATCAAAGTCAGCCATATCGACAGGGGTTGTGGTAAGCGTAGTAGTACCGGAAGCCTGGCTTGCTTGCACCAGGCTAATTTTTACTGCATTAGAAAGATTCATTATTTTATGTCCTCCTCGTTTTTTTTGAAATTAAGATCCGAAACCTATACGAACAAAGGCTTCTGCCAAAACCGGCATACCATCTGTTTCCAGTCTGCCGATAAACCCGATTTGATTTGTTTCGGCATAGAGCTCTACCAAGCGCTGAACATTCATATCAAGGGCATCAACCACCCAATAAAAGCTAAAGTCACCGATAATACCCGCGTAACCCCCGGCCGCTATCGTATTTGGTGCATATTCAGACATTTTATAAGGAAGATCCAAAATAGTATCAGGTGCCCCTGTTTTGATGCCAGCGTTCCAGACATAATTGCCATCGCCATCTTTCAGTTTGCGAATCATACGTACAATATCGCGGTGGAAAATCCATTGTGCTTTATCCCAGTATTGCGGCTTTAAGGTGAATTTGGCATCAATCAAACCGTCAGTTACAATTCCTTTCGCAGTACCTGAAACAACATCGCGACTCGTATCAATGCCATTGGGCGATGCCGTAAATAGGCCAAGAGGCTGTTCAGTACCGCTGCCTGTCATGAAAGCTTTTTCCTGAGTAATGCCGATTTTATAACCAAGACGATCACGGACAAGTCCCTCAATATCAATAGTCGCCGTGTTTAAAAGTTTATTGCTCAGCTTAATGCGCTTTGCAAGTGGATGTGGCCGGAATTCACGTTTGCCGAATTTAATTCCGGTATCTTCTTTACCTGTTTGAAGTTCAGTGGTCCAATCGAAATCATCCAGATCATTATCAAGAGATGGAACGCCAAGAGATTCAGCTTTTGCAATCTGAAATTTACGTGCTAATGCGCGCACTACCGTTGCATTATCAACAAATTTAATGATCTCAGCAACAAAGTCCTGCGGGGCTACGACAAAGCCGCCGGAAGTGTCCGATCCCATTTGCAAATCACGAAATTCTTTATCTCCCAACGATTTTTCTCCGGAACGCACATACCGATTAAACAATTCACGATATTCTTTTGTTTCGCGCGGATTTTTAGATTTCCGTTGTTCGTTCCCTTCATCGCCACCCTGTGGATTGGGTTTAAAAGGATTATCACCCGTCCCGGCAAGGTTCGCTTCCAACCCCAATTGCCGTTCTTCGCGAGTAATTTGATTACCAGTAGCATCTACGTCAGCCATAATGCGCTCATATTGAACGTTTTCTTCCTGCGTTAAATCGCGTTTTTCGGTATCTGCCAGATTAATCAGATCACGTGCTTGTTTCACCAGTGCGGCACGTTTTTGTCTTAATTCAAGAATTTTATCCATTTTCTTCCTCCCACTTGGCCTTTAGCCATTTTTTATATTGATTTTTCAGCAATATTGAGGCGTTGGCGCATAAAAAATAGACGTCTACGCGTCTCTTCTGTTTGCTTATTTTGTTCAGGCGGAATAACAGGCTCCTTTGCGACTTGAAATGACCGCTTGATGAAGTCTTTTTCTTTGTCGCTAAGAACAACACCGCGCTTTTGCTTGATAACAATTGAATTTAACTGCTCAAAATCAAGGTTCTTTTCTCTGCAAAGGCTGCGAACCTGGGCATTTGTATCAGTGAACGCCGGATAGGTAACAGGTGAAACGTCAAATAGCTCCTCAAATACGTTAATGGTCCGCAAAATCATTCCGTCTGCTGTTTCATCCCAATCATCGCCATCATCAGCAACAGTAAATGAAAAGGAACATTGATTTACATCCCCACGGTCAATACTAACCATTAAATCATTAGCTATAGAAGTATTGGGTGGGGTATTTTCGAAATATAATCCTTTGGCATCATCAGTTACATTTAATGTCCCAGCTGCCATACGCCCAAGAACAAAATTGGCATCGTGGTTAAATAGACAACGGATATCGCTTTTAGATATTACTCCGGCAAATGCCCCTTGGGCTATCTTTTCTTGTACGCAGCCCCACATAATCTCCGAAAGCGAATTATACAATGCTGCATAACCTACAATTTTAGACGGTTGCTCATCCTGCTTGATTGCTCGAAGTTCCGCTGCCTGGATTGTTCGTCTCTCCGTTTGAATCACCTCCTTTCCCTGCAACCATTCTTGCTTTCCAATATTCATGAGCCATATCTGCCGGGATCGTATTAAGCGGCCAACGATATGTTTGACCTTGACCATTTGGCAACGGGTCCATGTCTTCTTTATGACAAACCCCATCGGGATTGAGGAACCCGTTATTAATACCTGCTGAATATGCTTGGTAACGAGAGAGCAAGTCACCACGTAATAACTCGTCCATATCGAACTTGGTATAATATTTTTTGCGCTGATTTGGAGCCAACAGTTTATAATTCATAACTTGTTCCCAGCGCACGCACCAAGGCATCATGGTGTTTGTGGCAAATTCACGACCTTGATGTTCAATATTATTGTTAGTGCTGGAAGAAAGATCACCGATCATATGAGGGGGTATGCGATACATCCTTGCGATATCAGTTACTTGAAACTGCCTACTTTCTAAAAACTGTGCATCGGTAAGCGGCATGCCAAATTTTTCATACTTCATTCCTTCTTCAAACACGGCAACTCTATGAGATTTATCAAGTCCTTTATACATCGAATCAAAACTATTTCGTAGTCGATCTTTTGCTTCTTTTGATAATTTACCAGGATGAGTAAGAACACCGCCTATGTTTGTCCCGTTTCCAAAAAACCTTGCAGCAAAAGCTTCGCTCGCAGCTGTAATTCCCAAGGATTCACGCATTAATCCAACAACAGATAAACCAGTGATTCCGTTATAACTCAGGCCTGGAATATGAAGTACATATTCTTTCGGCAAAACCTTCAACTCACCAGTTCCCGGTATTGTCGTATAATAAACAAGTTTTCCGGTAACTTCATCACGCCATGGATAAGTTGACCAGGGCATTAGCGGCCAGAGCGAGTCAATATATCCAGCATTATTAAACTGAATATACGCGTAAGCGTTTCCCCATAAAGTCAAATGAGTCATGAGAGATTCGCGAAACTGAAAGGCGGTCATTTCTTCATTCGAATGATCATGAAGAACAGAAAAGATTGGATGATCAGTAGCTATTGAATTTTTACCCGCTTGCGTTTTGTACAAATCAAGAGGCATAGCAGCCATCGTTTCAGCCAAAACACGCACACAAGCAAAAACAGCTGAAATTCGTAGGGCATTAAATTCATTGATTTGTACACCCGACTGAGTTGTTGAACCGCCTAATAAAGAAATCAGCCATCCTGCGGGCTGATCAAGACTTGATGAGAAATTACGTTTTTCTGTGAAGCGTTGTGTCAGACTACCCATTGCTACCGCCTAGAGCAAATTTAATGCACACTGCGCCTAAAAATAGTGCGGCAGCTGGTTGATACATTTGATATAGGCCGTAGGCAATTAAAAACAAACCAATAACTAGCGTTATATCTTCCGTACCCAATTTAAATTTCAATGACTTACACCTCCCTTCAAGCAATAAAAAAGACCTCCTTGGCCTTATTGTCCATGCGTTAACATGGAGATAACCTCTCTATCAGCTAATCACTTGTACAACAGACGCATCAGTGCTCACTATGCTAACAGTATTGAACGGGTCTAACTTATATAGTTTTTCGGATTGCCCAACAGCTAACTTCAAGCAGTTCGGATCAGCAGCCACTGCAGTTCTAAATAAGTTGGCGTAAATTATACCGGGTCCATAATTATAGATCTCTACCGAATTTCGCAAATCAGAAAACTGCACTTGTGTTTCAGTACCGGCAGCCATGGTAAAATTATTGGCCATGGGATCGCCAATGATTATCGTTGCCATATGATCACTCCTCTATATACAAAATATATCTTCTTCCTCATAAATGGATGTTTCATTTTCCGGTTTAATCATAGCTCTTACGTGAGCGTTGACTGCTGATGCTATCGGATCAATCCGTTCCGTTGATTTCGACTTATCGAGCATAATATTATCATTGGTATCTTTTCGCATGACTGCATTACTCGCTGCCCATTCCAGCACTGGGTTACCATCATGAATCACGTTGTCGGAATAAATCTCTTCACGCAAATTCTTTGTTGGCTCAGACAAGGTCTGATATCCCTGCCGAATTTCAACGCACACATAGCCATCATCCTCCAGGTCTTGTGATATCTGCGTCGCATTATATGGGTCGAAACAAATTTCTTTGATAATCCAACCGTTTTCTTGTGCTGTGTCGACAATATATTTTTTAACTATACGGTAATCAACAACAGCGCCATCAGTTGCCGTAATCCAACCTTGTTCTATCCATAAATCATAAGGAGCTTTATCAGTTTTCCGCTTAGCTTCCAATGTGTCGCTTGGCATAAACGAATGGCCAAGTAAAACATATTTATCATCATCATTAACGGGAGGAAAATCGAATGCTGTGGAAGTTAAATCGATCTTGGCCGATAAGTCGACGCCTACATAACATTCACGACCTCTTAAATCTGGAATTATACCTTTGCAAGCAGCCCACTTTGACATGTTCATGTAACCGCCAGCTCTTGCATTCACCCATACATTCATATTTTTAGTAAGCCAATCCGCCATTTTTTCAGGAGCTTCGAGAGCTAGGTTTAATCGTTCTCGAATATACTTGATACCTTCAGGATAGGAACACAGAATAGGATTAGCTTTTGGCCAACAATATTCGTCTTTCACGTCATCAATTAAATGGCCCTCATCATCTTTATCCAGCTCGTTGATCATGACAAAATAATTTTCAGCAGTAAACGTCATATCTGGATTTAATATTTTACTAACCAATTTATATTCCACTGAGTAACATGGGTAACTTAGGTTCTTTCCTGCAGTGGTAATGATCATAATTAATGGCTGCGGTCGTGCTCCCATGCCAGAATCAATAATGTCGTACATATCGCTTGTGGGATGAGCGTGATATTCATCGATTATGCCGCATTGCGGATTCAAGCCATCGCCACTTTTTTGATCTTCTTTACTGAGTGGACGCATGATAGAACCACTTTTAATATGAACTATCTCGCCATAAGCAGTTCTGAACTTACCCTTTAGATCAGCACAACCTTTGATCATGGCGTCTGTTTCTTTCCAGACTATTTTAGCTTGCTCGGATTTTGTAGCAGTACAATAGACCTCTGAGGCTCCTTCACCGAATGGTGCTAATTCGTAACTGCCAACACAAGACAATGACTGTGATTTTGCATTCTTCCTACCTACCTGCCAATAAGCTTTTGTAAACCGCCGATATTCAGTTTCCCTATGAATCCATCCGTAAATATTTCCGAAGACGAATTTTTGAATGATATGAGGCTCAATATATTGACCTTTCAGTATGCCTTTACGATGCTTAAACATTCGCATCCAATTTAAAAAACGATTTGCCCTATCTTCATCAAAGATATAAGGAAAATCGTCAGTATCTTCTCGTTCCAAATCATGAATAAATCTCATGCAGGACCACTTATGTTTTTTACAGGCTATGATCTTACTGTCAATTACATCCTGTGAATATTGGATTAGTTCTTCGCGAAGTGTCATACATTTCCAAAACCTTTTTCAGTAAGCGGATCTGTTTTTTTCTCTTCTTTCTTTGGTACGTTCTTAACTTTTGATAACGGCGTGAGGAATATCCGGTCTTCCATCTTAATCAGCATGTCCATTTTTTTATTAATGGCTGAATCAAATTGCAAAATACCGGCAGCTGATGTGATAAAGCTTTCGCGTTTCAATATTGCCTCTACTACTTTTTCATTTAAATTATCGTTCATCCAGGCTTCTTCAACTTCAGTTAAATCTCCAAGGTTAATAATTCTTTCACGATAATCAACCAAATTATGATACTCAGAAAAAGTCTTGCAATAGCGACCTAAAAGTCCAACGTCACCACTAGAAACAAAGTCAAAATTCTTATAAATTCTAATGATTTCTTTCCATTTTTCATAAGCAATAATATCTCTTTTTACATAGGCTGGACATTTTAATTTATGTTCTCCAAGTTGGATCTCAGATTTCTCACGCCGCGCAATCTCTGCCTTCGTCAGGCGGTTCGGGTTTCCTTCGGCTATGTGCAGTTGAATTGGTTTAGCATTTCGACCTCCCATGACATCACCTAATTTCAAAAATTTTCAAAAAACGAATTTTTTACAAAGAAAACGACTGCCCGCTCGCCATGGTCATCGATTTGGAGGGATTTTACCCCTATGGGGGTCTACAGGATGGTCCGCTGGTATAAGTATCGGTATTAATTGCACCACAATTCACTCACCCCTTCGTCTTCTCATGGCATCCCCAAGCCAGTGCTTTCAGATACTTCCAATCACAAGGATCTAATCCTTTAGCCAGCAATACCCTAACCTCTGGATCATGATGAACCATCCTGCTTGGTTTGCCACATCCGCACTCGCACATGGGATGGAAGGCTCGATATTCAGTAGAAGCTCGTTTCCATCTTCCGGTCCGATAAAACGCTTGCTCTGCTTCATCAGTTCGCTGTGCTGAATATTGTTTATGGCCTGCGCCTTTATGCTTAGCACAATAGCCATCAATATCCCGCGTAAGTTGATTACATCCCGACTTACGGCATGGTTTGGCTAGTCTCATAGGCATTAATTATTCACCCATTTACCATTGCGTCTATAACCTTTTGGCTCGTCTGGTCGCATCATCCGTTCATAATCATCAATTCGTTTCTTGCGTCCAGTTATACAGAAGCGGTCAGCAGTATGATCGACGGTTGGAGCCGTACATCCTGTGTTCGTATAATATTGGCATTCCGTATCTCCGCACGTTACGATCATATTGTTCACCTCCAATTGGATATAAAAACAGCCGCCTATCATCACGATAAGCGGCTTTATAAACTATGCGTTTTTGAACATAACTTTATGCATTAATTATATTGCAGGTGAAATTAAATGTCAACAGCTTTCTTCGGACGCCCTGGTGGCTTTAATATTGGGTTCGAACTGGCAGCTAAACGTTTATATATCTCGCTATTCGGTAGTTTCTTCATAAGTTGCTTCTTGTTTGACTTGCCGTTCTTGCTGCCACCACCAAGTTTAACAGCTCCACCCATTAAAATTGTTGTCTGATTGTGAGTTTCATAGCATTCTTGCATAAGATCTGAAATTTCATCAGGTTCCGGATCACTATATTCATACCAGACCTCAGTTCCACATTTGGGACACTTGCAATGATCTTCGTCAACCGTTTCCATCATGATGCAACACTCCATGCATGGCCATGGCTTTCGCTTCGTTGTTGGCAATTGTCCCACTCCCCTGGTCAAATAAGTCTTTTATCACTCTTGGATTATAATGTCGTTCTTTTTCAATATAAGTAATTTGCCTTTTCATTTCACCACTAACGGTATTAAGCTCATTCCATATTCTTTGCTTCGAAACAAAAGCTTCAAGCGGAGATAAGACAAGCAAATTATCTTTAGCAATTCGGCGACGATCACTGTATTGTTTGATTAACTGAGTTATTTTTCGTTGCATTTTCCTGTCTGGCTTATTTGTTTCGACATAATGACGAATATCGCTGAATGCCTTATCACAAGTACTAATTTCTTCTTTGAAATAAATAACACTAGGAGTAATCTCTCGTACAATTTTGCGGAAATCTTCTACGGTTTGTTTTACTTCTGCATACATGCTATCACCCCTTAAACTATTAATTTTTGTTCATACCTTCTACGTAACTCAGCAAGTGCTGCTATTAACTGATTCCCATACGGTACCAAGTACTGTTTCTCCTGATCGTACTGTTGCTGTGACTGCCAACCTTGTTTTCCGGCTGGATCGATCACTGGACGAATTATATATCCCCATTGCTGATCTGGTACCAACATGGTGCCAGTGTTACGAATATATTTTAGTATATCAGTTAGTCGATGATCTGGACTATCAACCATTTTCATAAACGCTATCCACAACTTGCTATCTGGCGGTGAATGTTCGTAACCGTCTTTATACTCATACCCACCAAAATTTAACGGTTGAATCGGTGGTAAGTTCGGTTTTGATACCGATATTGAAGAAGATTGCTGGATATAATCATATAACTCCATATAATCACCTACTTATTGTAAATTTGTCCAACTTTCGATTTTACGTTTGTCCAACCGCTATAACCCTTGTTACCATTGACTTCATGACTATTTTTGAAAGCCGTTTGTCCAACCTGTGTCCAACTTATAAAATCGCTACAGCCCTTGCTACCATTGACTTCATGGCTACTTGACCAACTTGTCCAACCTTGCGCAGGGTGTGTGTGTATTATATATACCACCTTATACCTTAATAATATGTAAACTAATGCAGTTATTGGTAACTAAGGTGGTAGGTGTATTTTACAGTGTAAATGTAGTTTATAAGTTGGACAAGTTGGTCAACTACTATAAACCTATATACTATAAGGCTTCAAGCCTGTCCAACCTTTGTCCAACCTTGTCCAACTTGTCCAACTTGTCCAACTTTTTAGTTCGTTAAAGTAATAAAATTTGCTTTTCTTCCTCTTTAATTCGAATAACATAAGGTCTAATGCCATTGATTAATTTACCTCGAATACCAAATGTTCGTTTACCACCTCCGGAATTACTACATGCGATGCGGCCTTTATCCGCCCAAGAACGAAATATCTTTTCCGGAGAATATCCCTCAATACGCATGGCAGCCGTCAATTCGGTTTTTATAATATTTATATAACCTTCCTCGTGATAACCGATTACCTGTATCTGATATTTATTAGCGTTATGATCTCGTGAGAATCGTCCTTCATTCGCGGCAAGCCAATCCTGCATCCATTCCCAAACGCGCTCTGACTCATCTGATTCCGATTTCGATACCAGCTCGCCTATAATATGATCGGACATATTTGCCGCGCCAACGATGGCGCTATCCTTCTGCTCCGCAAATATCCACTGACTAATTAGGTAATCTGCTACCGACACGCAGGCAACCGCATCCAGGTGCGATTCAAGATTATCCGTATATTTATTACGCAGGGCATAACGCGTTTTATTGTATAGATCGCGTATTTCATCATGATTGGCTGCCAGCAACATTTCAATAAACAACCTTCCAGCATGGCCATGATTTGCGGCCGTAATCCGATATAAATCTGATGCGAAAACTTTATTATCAGCAAGTGGTCCCCCGTTAAATTCGAGTACACGGGTAATTACGCCACCCCGGCTGTTATTCCTAGTCAGCGGTGTTTCTCCGTTGCTGATGGCAATTGTACGCCATTGAGCAGTTTTTTGCAGGCCTTCCCGTTTGGCTCGCCCGCGACCTTTACCTTCACAAATCATATATGTCAGCTGATCTTGATCACCTTTTTTACGATCGGTCAAAACCTCGTACTCGTTGACACCTAAAGGCAAATCCGTGAACAACTCAGCAGTACGTTCAACAAAAGTATTCGTTTGATTAAATGTCTGTTTGAGATTGTCTGGATCACCCCAGGCAGATAATGCTGCAAACAATGTGGCTGACTTTCCATCTGCTGTGGTACCCCAATTGTGTATGCAAAATATTCGTTGACCAACAATTTTGAGTAGTGGCGCTGCAAATGATGCTGCCAGAATAAATCTGGCCTTCGGCCTTGTCCGCATTTTACGCATGGCTTCGATCCATACACCAAGATCGCCAGCAACACCAAAACCGTCAACGGCTCCATCGCCGCCTGAATCGCCCAGGTCTAAGGTATAGCCAGTTTCAAGCCCAGGTAAAATAAATTTTGTTTCATGATCACGCCAACCGAGTTTTCCAACTCCCGATCGATCGGGGATTGTGCTGGCATTGGCCGCCTCCAAAGCCGACAGCCATTTCGTCAAACCTCTGGCCATCGCAGAATCAAAAATTAACCCACTATCTGTTAAGCACATTATTTTTTTCGAATCGAAAATTGTTGATTTTGGCAGGATCACGCTGCGCCATTTACCCTTGTGCGTCTTAAACGCCACAACGGCTTTTTCTTGACCACTGTCGATATTATAAATTCGATCGGTAATAACGATCGGTACATAGGAGACCTTAGTTATCGTCTCGCCTCCTTGCTCTGATACTTTTCTCATGGAAACGCCGTTTTTGCTGAAAATCCAGTTGAAATAATGCGACGATGCAGCGGGTAATTTTAAATTGATGGGTACATCAGGCACTGTGCTGGCTAACGTTTGACCGTCACCGTCTGAAGAATCAGCGCCATCTTGACCACCGCCTTCGATGACAGTTAACCCAGCGCCTTCGCGTTTATGTTGTGCAAGCTGATGCTTTAAAGTATTGAGGTTAACCTGACCTTTGCAACGCTGATAAAAGCCATCGTAATCGGCTGGTGATTGTTTCTGTAAAGTTGCGAGAGCACCTAATACCTCAGGTGTATAAACCGTCTCAGGCGTTGGTACCGAGATGGCCCGAATGATTGCTTTAGCCTGTGGCAGTTTACCCAGGGACCAGCCGCAAGGTGCAGCCATTCCGCAACCGCCTTCCGGGCACCCCTGAAAACCAAGACTTCGAATATAATCGCAGTTCTGCGGATTCATCGCGCCCAAGGCTTCGTCAATTTTTTTATCAGTGTCAGCTGGCTTATATCTGGCTGAATCTAACGCTGACATTGCGTGTGCCGCTTCTATCCCGTCTATTGCCCTGACAACATTAGTTATCATGGCCAGCCATTCATTATAGGACAGCGTTTTAGCATTCAATTGGCAGTGCTGCATAAACATGCAGTTAGTAAGCATATAATTTGCGGTACCATCTGTCGGCCTACGTTCGAATGTTGCAGTCCGATTTTTATTGAGTGTGGATGATTCCACTATAGCCGGAAGGACGTCGTCAAAATCAGATGGATTGTACCGAATATCTGTAGACTCAATCACGCTGGCCATGATTAAACTTTGGGGGTTCTTATAATTAACGGTACCTGGTAGACGCATTACATGCGATATATCAAATGTCGAATCAAGATGCCAACCAGAATCAGCTGCCCGCTTTTTAACACACGCTTGTAAGCGATTCATAAGATTCTCAGCTTCGCCTTTTTCTTCTGGAGTATCGAAGTACCAACATTCCCGCAAGATGTACCAGGCATGAATTCCGTATCCACTATGGACTATGATTGATGGTGGCAATGGCAATAACGTTCGGGCTTCATCAACTGTCATCGGCAAATTCTTCTTGGCATGTGCGGCCGGATTACCGGGATCGTAAATATCAATATCTACCCATAGCGCTGGTATGCCGATTATGTCATTATCAGACGGTTTTTTATTTATCGGTCCCGCTGTAATTCCTGCTGAAAAATATATATTCTGACCAGGCGGCACATTCGGCAATATGCCAGCGACTCTGTCCAAATCGGCTACAGCGCAAGCGATACCTTTTGCTGACGGCAACGCAAATATCTCCGTATAACCATTTTCAGCATTTTCATATATAGTTTTTAAAAATGATATCGCATCCATGGGCTTCACAACCTAACGTAGCCAGACTAGTCTTTTAGCTGCTCTTGTTATTCCTGTATATCTCCATCGTGCCTGAAACATCGGATCTTTGCTATCTTGCCAGCTGTCGTCATACAACAAAATATTGTCCCATTCGCTACCCTGGGAAGCATGACAAGTAATGCAGTAAGCAAATTGAAAAATGATTCCTTTCATGTTGCCCCTGGCCTGTTTCGTTTCCCATAATGATTCCGGATTATATTTGAGATCTTTAAATTCGGCTGTTTCTTCAAAAATCGGCCGCAAATTCAATAAATGTTCGATACTGATCATCGGCCGATCTCGCCAAGGAACGGATTCCGACTTTTCACGCTGATCCGTATGGGTGCAATAGCCAATCAACCCATTCACCAGTGCTGTCGGCAATTTACCATCGAACAGAATCGTATCCCATTGATTTTTCTTGCAGATTAGCTTGTCCCCTATGACGGGTAAATCCCCCTCAAACCCAAGGTGCTGCCGAGCTTGCTTGTTGACCATTCCGACAGTCGCATTTCGGCCGGCAATGATCTGATCTGCCCAGGCAAACATGTCTTTTTGGTATTCATCTCGAATGATTTCTTTCGACATTTGCCATATGCACCCGGGCGAACTTTCATCTTCACGGAGTGGCTTACCCTTGCGGATTTTCTCAGCCAGGTAAGCAATGCCGCTGCCTTCATCCTGGCGCATGATTTCTTCAAGCGTTACGTCCAGATCAGTGAGTAAATCCGACTCGTCCCCGTTGACAGGGGGCAGCTGGAATGGATCTCCAACTGCAATAATCGGTATATTGAAAGATAGTAAATCGCGAAGTATTGTTTTATCGACCATGCTGGCCTCATCAACCAAAATAATTTGAGGTTTAGGTACTAGTTTTTCTTTGAGCTCGGTAACAAGTTTACGTTTATATTTGTGATGCCCGTTATCGTCAATGTACGAAACCATTTTAACTTCGGTATTATATATCAGCTGGTGAATGGTTGTTGCTGGCATTCCCCGTTGTTGCATGACGAGAGCAGCCTTGCCTGTGTAGGCGCAAAAAGCAATATTGTTACTTGCCAGTTCGGTGGCAATATTTGATGATAAATACGTTTTTCCAGTACCGGCATAACCAGCGATTTTAAATATTTGCTCGTTGCCATCCAACCACCATTTTTTAGCCCGATCAAATCCGACTTGCTGCATTCTATTAAGCATGATTACTCACCGGTCCCGCTACACAATTTTGATCAATATATCTTGGGCCTTGTTCATCTTTATAACATTGGCTGAAATATTTGCAATCTTGGCAATGTATAAATTGTATTTTAATCGTTCGAGCATTTATGTTGATAATTATATTTTGTTCGCTCGGCATTACCTATCGTCACCTTTCTTTTAAAATTTTCAGCGCGTCATCGGGTGAACGTGCTACACCTGCCTTGGCTCCAAGGGATTGCATTTGTTCGATGAAATGTAATTGCGCCGGCCGTACTCGGCCAGTTTTCGTTTTTACTTCGATAAATGCAGGGCGGGCTCCACTGCCAATCGGCTGAATCACCAGCAAATCTGTAAATCCATCTGGAAGCCCTGTGTTAAACGGCCGCGGATGAATGATCGTGATTGATCCGTCTGGGTTTCGGATAATACGTTCTCCAGTCCAAGCTTGGCCAACATTACATCTGAAAGAAACGCCTAAATTATTTTCTGATATGGCAACGCGAATCGCGTTTTGAATGTCATGTTCTTGCATCAATTTATACCCTCCTATGGCAATTTCCAAACAAATCAGAAATACAATAATTATAATCACTTCTAAACGAGCCATACTAAAACAGGAGGTGATTACAATTTCGAAAGTAGCTAAATGCATGTGCGAAGAATGTCATTACAACACCGACTTCGAATGTAACGCCGGTAGTATCGAAGTTATATCAAGCAGTGATAGTCATGTATTAACTGCGGATGGTACGGCTTGTAATACTTTCAAAGCAAGACAAACACATACTCTCTATTAGGGCGGCTATTACCGCCCTTCTTTTATAAAATCGCCTTATTTTAATGGCAACAATCGGGACAATCATCAGAATGCTCATACCCGTGTGGGCAAACATATTTCGGGTTTTTAGATTTGCATCTCTTCAGCCCACGAAGGATAAAACCAACCATTACGCCTGCAAGAAAATTAATCATGTATTGTTTTCACCTCGATATTTCCGGCTTTCTTTATTCAAACGCTTACTACGGAAATTTATTTCGCTCACCTTAACCCCTCCCGCATAATCTCTTTATCTTTGGGTATCCTATAAATGACATTTTGACATTCTGCTCAGTGATTAGCCAGAGACTTCACGCGCACGGTGGCTCTGGCTTTTCCATGTATAAGAACCGATTAACCGGCAATACTATAAACCTCTCTCTATATAGCCAGGACCACTCATCAGGTTCTGGCCTTTTTATGCCATCCGCTCAATACCCTATAATTCTACTCGTTTTTTTCGCTCGCCAATTTTTAAATAAATATCCGCAATTGTAACACCGGTTTTGGTCAATTCCGCATTATTGGTTATTAACCTCTGCTTATTCATAACGGCCAATTCCCGCCTGGAAATTAACAACAAATTGTCCAAAATAACATTTTGTTTATTACCATCCGCGAAAATCACTACATGCCCCGTAGGTACAGCCCCATTGACTTCTTCCCAAAGTATGATGTGCTTGCCCTTCCACTTGCCAGGGTCGGCAATCTTTATCTCTACATACCCGTCAGTATTGGTTCGCTCGGTACCGACCGGCTTATAATTATGGGGCCTACAGCCTTTTTTAAACTGCGTGGGCTCCCAGCCGCCAATTCCTTTTTTGCCTTTATTAAACGGAACATGACCTTTTTTAAACTGCGTAGGTTCATATCCGGTGTTAAAGTGTGTGTCACGTCCGTTATGCAGGCCATGTTTACATGCCAGTGAAACCATTGCGGAAACATTTATGTCCATCCCAAAACGCTCATTAAACATGTCGGTCAATTCCCGATAACTCCGACCCTTTATATTAATACTGATATATTCGATATGCTCTGCCGTGTATTTTCTGTTCATATGCCTTTACTCCAGCAGGTTAGACGGGATTGGGTTTCCTCTACCAACCATATCAACCGCAACCTTCGCCTTTAGTACCAGTGCTCCATTGGCGATAATTTGCTGAGAAACATCCGTCACAGCTTTTGCACGACTAATCTCTTCAATAAGTTTATCGCCGATCAAATCTTCATCACCAAGCCTTTCAAGCTGGGCAAACAGATGATTATTCAGATCAGAAAGTTTATTTTGCATGATTATATCTCCTCCCTTTTGTTTGAGTTGCTTTCTATATGCGTGCACTAATAACCACTAATAGCCTTACATCGCAGGAATCGGCTATAGTTTTCACGAACATATTTTTTATTGCAATAATTAACTTGAATTGTAGGTATGCTGAACTGGCAAGAAAATATTTCAAATGAGGTGCTTTTCTATGAAAAAAATGCTACTAATTTTATTGGCAACAGTACTTATAATTGGCTCTTTTCAGGTGACTACATATGCGTATAATCAGAATCAGCTTGACAAAATAAAGACCGGTTGGAAACTCTGTAACGGGTTTGACCTGAGCAACGCTAACCTTAGCGGGTTAAATCTAAAATACGTCTATCTGGAAGGAGCCAACCTGAAAGGAGCTAACTTGTTCAACGCCAATCTAACCCGTGCCCACCTAAAGGGAGCCGATCTGAGAAAGGCCATCCTTAGAAATGCTAATCTAATTGGGGCAGACATGGCCCACGTCCGCTTAATTGGAGCTATAATGCCAAACGGTTCTGTCTTTTAAAATACGATAATTCATAGTACTCAGTTGTCACGTCCAAGCCTCCATCGCCCTTTCCAGCACCGCCTCAAATCCCTTTGATGGCGGCTTTTTCTGTTGCTGCTGCATACTTCGGACGACCCCTAATTTTAATCGCTCTCCTCCTCATCACCTATATACACATCTGGCTGTTCTGTAACTTCATGGCCCTCGCCAGTGTGATTGTCATGAAACAACTTATCAATAAACGCTGCATTATCGGGCTTATCCGTTTTATATGACATGTTGCCGCCGCAACTACAGCTTAAGGTCTTTTTCATTGGTCCGTCTCCCAATATGTGATTTTTAAAACCTCACCCGCATGAACCTCGCCGTTTCCAATAACATCGTAATTTTCCTCACGAATCCCCTCGCAGAATTCATCAATTTGCCGGACGGTCCCAGTGTTTTTCACAATGAACTGCTCAGCGATTGTCAACAGAGTATCCGACTTCGTGACAGTATACGTTTCAGTAACGTAGGTATAACCGCACTGTGTAACCACAATCACCAGTAACACAGCGATTTTCATAATGGTTGTGACCGTATGCTTGATAAACCGATGCTTATACATTTTCAGTACCTCCAAACGGTATTCGCTTCAACTCGCATTGCTTGACAACCCAATTCGGATTGTAGCCTCTCTGCATGGCGATCTGCTCCAAACTAACTACATTTTTGGCCTTATGGACTTCTTCTTTTTTACGCTTCTTTTCAAGTTCAATTATTTCTGCAAGCTCGCCGTCACGCTGTTCTATTTCTTTCTGTTGCTCTACCTGGTAAATATGGTAACAATATGGACATACCGGTGATGGTTTGTGAACGCCAAAACATTTCGGACAAATTTTCATCGGAAACTCACGTTTTTCAGTAGGCTTTTTCTTTTTCGATTCCAGAGACCACTCGCGATCTTCATCAGGCAAACCATGCCGATACACATTGCCAACGTGGTCAATAATTTTTGCTATCTTACCAGGATTATCATCGTTCGGACGCATGGGCCGCATTGCTTGCTGGATAAACAACGTTAGTGATTGTGTCGGCCTAGCTAATATGACCGTCTCCATAGCGGGAACATCAAATCCCTCGCTGATGAGATCAACATTACACAATATTTTAATGGCACCTGTTTTAAATTCGTTGATAGCTGCAGCTCGGGTTATGCTCGGAGTCTCACCATCGATATGTAGCGCAGGAATACCAGACTGGCGAAACATGTCTGCGGTATGCTGACTATGCTCGATACTAGCGCAGTAGCAAACTGCTTTTGTACCTGGTGCCAACTCCTGATATTTTTTAATTAAGTCCCCGATAATTTCCGACTTGTCCATTCTCATAGCAATTTCAGACTGAACATAATCGCCGTATTTAACTTTCAAACCTTCAAGATTAGCTGCTACTGGTGGAGCGTAATAACGATAAGTCGATAAGTTTCCAGCAGCTACTAACTCCTTTACCGATGGTCCTATAATCATCGAATCAAATATGTCGCCGAGACCTTGACCGCCCATCCTCTGAGGTGTTGCCGTTAGCCCAATAACATAAGCGTCGGGGTAAATATCGAGTAGCTTACGCCAAGTATTCGCTACGGCATGATGACAATTATGGACCGCTATTCCATTGGCAAAGTAGGTTTGGTATTTTGCAACTTCAATATTGTAGACATAACCGTCTTGACACAAATGTGTAAATTTATCAGAACTTCCTTGTTCGAAAATCTCAACACGGTCCACCCGAGCGAGCTCAATAGTTCCATTTTCTTTTTGTCCTGCTTTTTCCGTTCCAAGGCCGCGTGAGAATAGCCGTCTATTTCTATGGCTATTTTTAATTCTGGATTGGCAATGTCGATCTTGTAATTTGTTGGATACCCCATTCCTAATGGAACCCCAGTTGGGACAGCGTACTCCATATGAGGCCACCCCAACGTTTCCGATAGTATTTGTTGTGGAACTGAACTGCCGGTTCCATTTCCTCCGCGAACGGAAGGCTTGTGATGTATCCTTTTGAGAGTAGCTGACATTTTTTCTCTTGCATTTTGATCCTGCATTGGATTGTGATTTTTCATTCTTTCGGAAGCATCGCGATGATTGCGATCGATCATTTCCTCTCTGTAACACGTTTGGCATCTTTGCGACCTTTTTGTCTTCTTGGGTCCGCCGCAACAAGGGCATATATACATAAACTTCATCGCCTTTGGTTATCGCTTTTGCTTTTTTCCAACCATTATCCGTGAAGATTGGATGGTCAGCTGTACAAACTATGGTTTGATCATCGATCAGCAAACGGTATAGCGTTTGAGGAGCAAGTTTTCTTGAAATATTAGTCACAACTGAATAACAAACTTTCTTGGTTATTTCATCAAAACAAGGTATGGAATCGCCAACTTTTATTTTTTCAATAGTCGTATTGCCAACTGCAGTCCCAGCAACAAAACACTCGTCCAATATGATTAACTGCGGCTGCTGTATACGGTTGGTTCTATTGACGATCGTTTTGATACTACCAATCTGAATACTTTCGCTTGGATTCATCGGATATTTAGCGGCAACGATGCCATGAGAAACATTGAGTTTGTTGAATGTTTTTGAAGACTGGTCAATTAATTCTTGGCGGTGGACCGCAAACAATGTGTTATTACCTTTGAGCCTTGCCTGTGATGCCATCCACGCCATGATTATTGTCTTGCCGGAACCACATGGACTAACTATACATATTCTTTTTTTTCCACTCTGGAATTCTATTCGGCTACCATCGATCAGCATTTCTTGATAATCACGAAGTTCGAACAATAAAATCACCTCGAAAAGGGTAAAGAGTAGCCCATCCAAAGCGAATTAGATGGGCTATGTTAAGTTATATATTAGTAGGGTGAATTGGACGGTGGGAACGGCAATGTAGTTGCTGGTGTAAACGGTGGTGTAGCTGGTGCCGGTGCGGCAGCCGCAGGTTTAATAATTTGCCAATTGCCATTTATTTGTTGCCACAGATTACCCGCATTATCATACTGTGGTGCCAGTGCTGCAGCTGGTGCAGCTGGTGCAGCCGGTGGCGCATATTGAGGACCAGCTGGTGGCTGTCCGTATGGCTGAGCAGTTGCAGGAGGCACTCCATATGGTTGAGCAGGGGCAGCTGCCGGTGTGGACCCTTTCGGTTCAACAAAATCAATGGTATTAATATTGCACTGCCAAGATCGTTGTTTCTGGCCATTGTTATCAGTCCATTGCTGTTCTTCCATTCGACCAGATACAACCAACTTATGGCCTTTTTGGCAAGAATTTAAAATTAATTCAGCTGTTTTTCCAAATGCTGAGCACCGGAAGAAACTAACCTTATCCTGGCCATAGTTGTCAGCCAGATTAAAATGTGCGATTGCTTTACCGTCTTGAGCTGTTTTTGATTCCGGATTATCTGTAAATCTTCCTGAAATTACAATACTATTCATATGTTATTTACCTCCAAATTTTTGTTGTGCGTAGTGAACTAACGTGATTGCAGCCCTAAAATATGGATACCTTTAAGTTTTTTAGTTCCATCATAATTACTACAATTGGTCATTGGTTCATCTTCGAGGCAAAAGTCGCAATGATGGCAATCATCATTACCGCCTTCTGGCATAGCCATCAGACAATCATTGCATTGACATATCTTGCAAATATTCGCTATCATGACTATTGACCTCCAAATTTTTTCTGTGCGAAAACTTTAAATTCCTCAATAATTGTCTTGCATTCTTCAAACATTAACTGCGCTGGTGCTTTACCGAATCGATTCTGAACCCAGGTGAGCAAACCATTTGGATCCCAGCCAGCTTTATTCCAAGCTTCGATAATCTCATTTTCTTTAGCAGGAAATCCATATATAGGCCGAGCAGGCTGTTCTGAAATAAATGGTTGTTCAACCGTAAACGGCTGCGGAGCCGGTATAAATGGCGGTGCAACTTGTTGAGCTGGCACAAACGGTGGTGCTGCAGCCGCTGTAAACGGCTGAGCAAGTGTAAATTGTTGCTGGTCCGTTCGTGGATCGGCTTCCGGATCGTTGCCAATCGGAATATTTAATAATTTGCACCATGCGTTTTTCATGGCCATTGTTTGAGCTTTGGCCACCGCCTTATCACCTGGATCAGTGCCGCTCCCTTCACATATAGACGTGCAATATTCGCCCGTTTCTACATCAATGACCTGTAAATAAACTTTTGATCTTATATACTTCCAAGTAGCGCCTTTGGCCGTATTATAATTTGATTGCTCAACGGTCTCAAATTGTGGAATTGATACAACTTTTAATGCAACTAATTCTTCTTGCACTCGATCAGATACAGCTTCATAGCTAAGATATTTGTAACGGAGCTCCTTAGAATCGACATCTTTTTGCATGTATGGTATTTTTGCCATAAGCTGAAGCAATTTCTCAGCAATGGCCTTCCCCGAGAAAAACTGCTCCATTATTTACGCTCCTTCACACTAACTGAATCAGGATACTCAATTGCCGTAAGAAAATCTAAAATCTCGCCATCGGCTGATATAACTTGTCCGGTTTTTGTGACTGTGAGCGTATTTTTAAATTCAGTCCAATTTGTTGATTTTTCGGTAATGATAAATTGTGGTGCTAACTTTTCTATTTGGTCAGTGAGTTTTTTACTCTTGCCGTCGACTTTCTCTTCAGCAATGAAAAATACCGGATCTCGTGAGTGAAAACTAATATTGCCGCTGGGGAGTTTGACAGTTTTTTTCTTACCATCAAGCTGTTGCTCAGCATAAGGCCTTAACAATCCCAGAAAAAATTCAATTGAACTATCGTTATCGGCTTCTATGCCAGATTGCCATTCCTTGATTTTTGCTATCTGTTCAGCAGCAAGTTTCTTTGCATCAGCAGTTTTCTGCTGCAGTTTAATAATCTTACGAACAGCCCAATCAGCTTTGTTATCATCATCAATGACAGATTTTTGACTTTGCTGTTCAAGATCAGTGTCGATATTTAAAAACTCGTCTAAACTTTCGGCCAAATCCGGCATCACACATTCCTCTTTTCTTGGCTGACAATCTCAAACCGAATGCCGCGATCATCTAGAAACGCCTTAAACCCGCTTGCCTGTGGAATTGTAATCTCTGGCAATCTCAGTACGACATTCCAAGTTGCTGGCATCACTGGCGGCATTGGTGGTATTGCGTTCGGGATGAATTGTGGATGTACCGGCGGCATCGGTGGTCCTGATTGTGAGACTGGATTCGGTGGTACAAATCGCGGCGGCCCTGATGGAATATATGTCGGTTCAATTATTACCGGTTCCGGTGCAGCTGGTGGAGGATCAGGAATGGCTGCTCGTTGCTCCATATCGCGGCGATCATGACAAACCTGGATGATTATATTTGATATTTCCGGTAGCGGTGCCATAGCTACCAGGTGATTTACATCGTCTGGTATGACAGGAGTTTTTAATCCCGCTGACTGAGAGTGTACAGCACACAATCCGGCGATCATTTCGATACGTTCCCGCTTCAATTTTACGGCCTCGTCATCACGAGATTGCTGGCTCAACATATCTTCAATAACTGTGATAACCGCTTTTTTCGTCGCTGGCAGCTTTGCCGTTTTCTTTGTCCAGTCAGATTTGATGGCAAACTTGCCAAAATACTCAGGCCGGACTCCCAGGCTGTTCGCGGATTTCTCAGCAAACGTCAGTAATTCTGATTCCAGTTTGACGATGCGAGCGTTCTCGTATTTCAGGATCTGATCTTTAAGCGGTTTTTCAACCTGCTCAACAAGTAACTGCAGCTCTTTGATTTCCGTTTCGAATCGCTTGTAAGGTTCTTCAAGCTTTTTCTTAACTTCCTTCCGGAAATTATCAATCTTGATGCGTACACCGGCAATCTCTTTTTGATCGGATTCCATACTCTTCAAATTTTCTTCGTTGACGACAAGATTAGTGTATTTAGCTATGTAATCTTGGAGTTTGATTTTTATTTCAAGAAAATTCCAAACGAAATTATTCTTGTTCTCAATTATTTTGGGTTCCATTATTACCGGCTCTGCTGTTATCGGTTCCAATGACTTTTCATCAGTTTCCAATTAATTCACCTCGTTTCAATTGTTCTGACCAATCAGGCACCCCTACACCAACGCATTCAACAATCGATGCATAGCGGTCATTGATGGTAATTACTTTTTTGATGGAAACGAAATCTCCAACAGAAAATTCAGTAGGATACACTTTTAAAAATTTTCGGGCCTCATCTGCAGAAGGGAAAACCACAGCGGAATCTTGACCAACAGCATCAATTTTTGACCAAAAATGAAACCCGAAACAACTTCCTAGATAAACGCCAATTTCTTTACTGACGATAATGTAACGCTCAAACAATTAATTCACCACTTTTACGTATATTTTAAATTCCGATTGCATATCATAGACTGGAAATTATTGCCCTTGTGCTCAATAAAATGTTCATACCAGCACCGATAGCAAATTAACTTCCCATTCAATATCCGAAATTCTGAGCCGTGCGGCTTTAAAATCCAGCCGCATTCCTGGCAATAAATATGTCGAATTATCCGCTTCATGACGCCACCAACTTTCTTTTTTCCATGTAAACGAATGTCAGTCCATTTTTCAAAATCACTCTACCTATTTCAACGTAATCCCCGTGATACCAAACAGCGATGTGATGTGGAGGTGCCTGGATCATTTAGAATCGCCCCCTTCTGCTGCGCAATCTCCCGGCAGTATTGTGCCAATCCATCGGCAAATGAGGATTCAATTAATTTATATACTTTCGCATACCGAAGTAATTCATCAGCAGATAACACGTCATAAGCAAATTCGTGATCAATTCCGTAGGCATACCCCCGACGATATTCGGGATCTTTGCGGAGTCTACAATCATGCGCCGTGACGGTCATGTTTATTCATCTCCCGAGTTGTGTTATAATACAGTTGTGTATATGTCATTGGAGTCTCTTACGTTCGAGCGTAATTGACTCTTTTTTTATGCCCGTTGCCATCCATTGCACCTCACATGTTATGGACTTCCCAACAATACTACCACCACGCCAGCAATTGGCACTGACAGCAATCCCAACAGAAACAACAGATCACATAAAAATATTTTTGGTTTCAGTCGGCGGTGCAAGTGAATTGTTTTTGCTGACACTGGATAAACGGTGATCGTTTTAATCATGGATTTCACCTCCTTTCGAAGGAAATTTATGGATTTTGTCGAAATGTCGTTATAGAGATGTTAGACCGCTTAGATTGGAGGAAATATGGCAAAATTGTTGAACTGGGAAATCACTCCCTACAGAGACACACTAGAAATATTCGAAGGTGAAAATAATCGCTTAGCTGTACTTTCAAATGTTACGGGTGAATCTCAAGCTTTTATATCTCTAAAAACCGAAAATGATTCTTCATTGATAAAATTAACATCAGGTAACGTTACTTTTTTGATGAATCCAGAAGCTAAAACTATTATGGTTAAAAAGAGGTAACTTTTTGACTTTTTAAATCGTTCTTTAAGCGGTCTAACGTTTCTTCTGCTGTTTCAATCGAGTAACCATATTTCCGGCAAAATTTCAGAAATATAGTTTCGATTTCGTCATAGTGCCAATCGGTAGTATTCATTGCTTTTCACCTCACTTTCGTATAGGAAATTTTTGGTTATTGTTGAAATATCGCTTTCAAAGGAGGTGATAAAAATGACTAGGCAACCTGTAGTTTCTAGTAATTTAAAATCAGTCGGTTATCAAGGCAACACTCTTGAAGTTGAATTTAATTCTGGCAGCGTATACCAATATTCAGGAGTACCAAGATATATTTACGACGATTTAATGTCCGCAAGTTCCCATGGTTCATATCTTGCTAATCACGTCAAAGGATCGTACTCGTACCGACAAATAAGCTAATCAATGACAACTAGTACAATTGCTGGGCCTTTTACGACTATCGACTCGTCCACATAAGGCGCGACAATTATGGAATTGACTCCTTCTCTGCTTGTTAGTTCCTCAACTAACTTACAAGTAGAGATCTTTTTTTAATCGTTCACTATTTTTCACCTCGCTTTGCTTGTCCACTTTTACTTCGGCAAGCTATCGAATTCAATCTGACGTTTCGCCGCTCTGATGGCGTCCAATGCTATCCTAAGCAAATCTTGTACAGCTGCCTGACTTGGCGTTTCAGGATGTTCCAATGTTACGTGAGCGACACGGGTTAGCGATTCACGGGAGTCTTCTAGAAGTTGCAATGCACGTTCTTGGTTGGTCATGATTTCACTTCCTTTCTGCCTGTCCACTTTTTATTGCAGATAAGACTTGCATTCCTTCAGGACTATCCATCCAGTCAATCAATATTTTCGCTAATACCGGTATAATTGGCACATCATCAGGTGATGGATAAGATTCCACTTTCGTGTTCTGCCAATTTCCAGACATTAGATCGGCACGGGAAAGAGTAAGTTTAGTCATGATGTTTATCCCCTTCCGCTTGTCCAATTTTTACAAATCCATGCTTGATTGCAAAATCAGCAATGACCATCGCCACGGCTTTAAAGGGATCATCTCCCTCAGCGGGATAACTATCAATTATGGCGGATTCGCCAGTTTTACGGTCAACTCTGATGGTAATCATGGTTTTCCTTTATCATCCTTTTTCTCAAAGTTCAAACTTAATTGTCCCGCGAGTTCTGCCTGACGCATTTTAATCTTAGCTCGTGATTTAACACTGCCTTTAATATTCAGGTCATACCGCTTGCGAATAATACTGAGTGCATTAGGATCGGTCGTCTTTTCAATGTTGTGAACTTCTACCCCTTTGTTTCCATGTATAGGAAACGCAATTCGAATATAATTTTTATCGCGAACTGAAGCCGTAACTGAATTTGCCGTTCTATTCCAATACTGATCTTCGAGTTTTTGCAGGTTAGGCTTATCCATACAAGCTTTGCAACGTACAATGATATCATTTTGGTTGGTTATGTTGTTTTCACGAATCCATTCGCAAATAGCCGATTTTGCAGTAGTCCGTTTCTTTGCCATCTTATTTCACCACCTTTAACGTTTTTGTTTTGGAAAACGCGGCTTTGAGCATTTGTAAACGTTCGATACAATTTGTGATATCAATAATAATGTCATCCCTTTCATCAACTGATCGAGCGTGTTCTAGCCAATATTGCACGGCTTCATCTATTTCACTGGGCTGAATTTCCAATATAGTAAAAACCGTTTTGTCAATTTGTTTGGATAATTTAAATTCATTGTCAATTTTTTTATCACTGTCACGAATACGTTGTTCAGATTCTTGACGCTGCTCTGGCGTTACATTTAAAAAATTCTCGAATTTTTGCTGGTTAAGCCCCTCCATCAAGTAAGGTACTTTACCATCTTCGAGGCGTTTAAGTGCCTCCGTTTGCTGTTCTTTTGTGGCAGCAGATGCAACCGCATGAGCTTGCATTAACGGAACTTTGTTACCTGCAACTGCCTGTACTAATTCAGGAGATGCATTTTTAACTAATTCTTTTGCAACATCAATTTTCGATTTTGTAGGATTGAAGATGGTAATAGGTTTGTGGTCGATCTGGCGGGGGCGTTCTTTACCATCAGCGCCGATGTTTGTTTTCAACTGCGGAATTTCCGCAGTTCGTTCCATTTCTTTACGCTGAACTCCGACCGTTTTATCGCTTACTCCTAACCTCTGAGCAATCTGCCTGTCGCTCTTTTCAGGGGTTTCCTGCAATTGCTGGCGAATCAGCTCTTGCCGCTGTTCCCTATTCAATTGCCTACGAGCCATATTCAATTTTCGGGCATGCTCTCGTTTCTGTGCTTCTGTCATTCCCACCCTGACTACTTTAGGCCAGTCCGCAATACCTAATTCGCTGCAAATCTTCAATCGGTGATGACCGTCAAGAACGTTTCCATCTTCGTCATACTCTATGGCCACCTGCACGCCCCGATTGGCAATGTCGGTTTTAAGTTCGGCATAATCTTCCGGCATTAAATCTGGCATGAACTGATATTTATTTGTCAATTTATTTCACCTGCCTTTTATGTTGACTCCCTATCAACGTTGTAGTGTTATTGATAAAAAAAAGATCTGCAAAACTGTATTCTGGAAAAGCTGTTAAAGTTTTCTCAATAAATTCACTTCCTGCCCCACTACGTCCTGCTAATATTCGCCAAAGTTGATTAGGAGTAACATCTATTTTTGCTGCCAACTGGTGATTTTTAAGTTTAAGTCTATTTTGTATTTCACTAAATTCTGCAGTGTTTACTTTAATCATGTTGCGGTCACCTCCTTTGTCACTACAACCTTGTTGTATATATTTATAATATCACAATTACTACAACGTTTCAATACTTTTTGGAAGGGTTTTTATCAATGTTGTAGTAATTGTATATTGCTACATTGTTGTAGTACAATAACATTATTGAAGGGAGTTTTAAAAATGTCAGAACCAAGAAATATTGAACGAATTCAGAAATTTGCAGCGTGGTTAAAAGAAGCCATTGAGAAAGCCGGTTATCCGTCTCCTAGGCAATTTGCTCTTTCAACTGGTATTAGTGATGCTACTATTTACAGACTGCTTCAAGGTAAAAACCGTCCAGACGAAGAAACTATCAAAAAAATAGCTCCGGCATTAAAAATTAATATTAATGAAGTAATGATTCAGGCTGGATATCCAATTAGTGAGCATGGTTCTGCCGATTTTGTACGCATGGTTGGAAACACAACCTCAACTTTTGAAGACACCAATGAAATTTTAGAGTTTTTTCATAAACGTCCCGAAATGAAAGTTTTATTTAGTGCAACTAAAAACGCCACTAAAGAGGATATTGAACAAGCTGTAAAAATCATCGAAGCGTTAAAAAAATCATAAAGCGGTGAAATAAATGAGTCTAATCGTAAGATCAATTTGTTTACCCTGTTCAGTTAAAGGATTAACCGTACCTGACGATGCTGGAGATTATAATATCTATATAAATACACAACTAAATTACGAAACGCAAAGAAAAGCATTAAAACACGAAGTCGAGCATATAAAAAATGATCATTTTTATAGTACACGACCTGTATCATTTTTAGAAAATGAAATAAACGGGGACTAATATAGGTGTAAGTTTCGCGTCTTTTTATAATTTGACAATGGAGATGTTATTATGGAAGACAAGCCGTCAAGAGATAAAAGAAGCCCCGATCTTATTGCCAACTTTGTTGATGGTTATGCAAAGGATTGGAAATTTACTGTGATTGAGGCGTTTCGTGAATCTCTTGATATTAAATGGACACCGAAAGTTGCTGATAAAGCTGAAATCTTTACATGGACTCAAGGAAAGCAGTTCAATTTTAAACAAGGGCAAGTTATTTACGACACTCCTCTTGCATATAAGCTACAGTGGAATGAAGCTTTGAAGCATATCAATTTATATATTCAAATTACTGAGTCTTTTGAATCTGGATTATTAAAATTCAAATTATATCGACCAATTAAAGATAAGTCTAATGTTGAAATTATTGATAGATTTTGTTGTACACAAGATGAATTTGTTGCTTTTCTTAAAACAGGATTTTTAAAAACAGGGAATAATTACCCTCGAAATTTATTTAGCGAATATAAGATTAATTGATGCGCTTATAGAAATAACATGAAAGGATGTTTTTTATGAAAGAATTTTGGAATGACACCATTCTTAGTGCTAAAACAGGAACGATTTCAAAAATATCTAGGGCTAAAAAGGTTAATCTAATTAAAATTAATAAAAATACCAATACTGCTTGTGTTGCTGAAAAAGACTATAAAGTTTCTCTTGAAAATTGTACTTGCTATGATTATGAAATGCATCAAAAGCCATGTAAACATATGTATAAGTTAGCTATTGATTTAGAATTAATGCCTGATTTTATTGATTTGAGTTCAATTAGATATAAAAAAGACATCACTATGCTAATTAATAACATTACTAACGAAGAAGCTAATAAACTATTAGAAGTTTTATCTATTTTTTCTCGGCAGAAAATTATGCAACCATTATTTATGTCTGTAGATGATTTAACTTTATGCAGTTTAATCTTAAAAAAAATACTTATTCCTCTGGAAGTAAACCATCCAACAATGGTTAATTGGTTTTTAATTGTTCCCCATGAAAAAAGTATAAAAATAATTCCTGATCTCATTCAATCTTTAAAAAATAACTTTAAATAAGTACGAGAAGCGAAATTATGATTATTGAAGAGTTTCAAACCCTTCCATAGGACAAGTTGTGCTTAAATATATCGAAAGGAGATCATCAAATGAACCTCGCCGCCGTTTACGCTCGTTATTCTTCGGACAAGCAGAACGAAACGTCTTCACAAGCCCAAATTAGGGCCGCAGAGGCTTACTGTGCAGCTAAGAACTATACTGTAGTAAAAATATACACCGACGAAGCAAAGTCCGCTAAAACAGACGACAGACCCGCTTTCCAGCAAATGATCACCGACGCTAAAAACAAATTATTCAACATATTGATTGTCCATAAAATCGACCGTTTTTCTCGTAATCGATATGATTCAGCCATCTATAAACGTGCCCTACAGAAAGCCAATGTGACGATTGAGTATGTTGAGCAGTATATCGACGGATCGCCTGAATCAGTCATAATGGAATCTTTGCTGGAAGGAATGGCTGAATATTATTCTTTGAATCTTGCCAAAGAAACCATGAAAGGACTCAACGAACGCGCCTATAGTGCCAAATTTAATGGTGGAACACCACCACTGGGCTACGATATTGTCAACGAACAATATGTTATAAATGAACGCGAATCAAACGCTGTGCAAATGATTTTCAAAATGTTTATTGATGGCCATGGCTACGGTAAAATATCCGATGAATTAACACGACTTGGATATCGCACAAAACGAGGTAACCCATTTGGTAAAAATTCATTGCATGAAATATTAAAAAACCAAAAATATATTGGAAGATACACTTTTGGTAAAGTAAAAAAACAAAAAAATGGCAAGAGAAATTCTCATGCCATTAATGATGATGCCGTTATTGTTGAAAATGCCTTACCCGTAATCATCAATAAAATACAATTTGAAAAGGTGAAAACTATAATGGAAAAAAACAAAAAACGCCCAGGCTCTTTTCGTGCTAAAGAAATTTATTTGTTATCTGGTAAGATTTTTTGCGGTGAATGTAATGCAGCCATGATTGGAAAAACATCTACGGTTAGACAAACGTATCGTTATAGTCGCTACGTATGTGGCTCACAAGATCGTCATTTAGGGACTTGTCATAACTCCGTTATTCAGCGCGATACAATTGAAAGTCATGTTGCTAATTATATTGAAAAAAGCTTATTTTCCCCACTAGCTATTGCCGAACTAACACAAAAAATAAATTCTAGTATGCGAGCAAAAGCATCTAATGTCTTGAAAGAATTTGATTTATTAACGTTAGAAGAAAAATCCGTTATAAAAAAAATATCGAATCTATATGAAACCATTGAAGACGGTGAAGCTGATGATTTCGATAAATCACGATTAAACAAAAACAAATCGCGTGCTAATCAAATACATTCACGGCTAATTGAACTTCATCAAATGATGGAATCACAATATTTAAGTGAGGAGCAAATCTCAATCACCTTAGAATCTTATAAAAACATGGCAAAAGAAAAAACACCTGAATCTCTTCAGATGTTATTCAACACTTTTCTTGACCGAGTAATTATCAATAATGATGATTTCGAAGTCATTTTAAAAGTGTGTGTCGGTTTGATTGGTGCCGAGGACCGGAATTGAACCGGTACGGAGATCACTCTCCGAGGGATTTTAAGTCCCTTGCGTCTGCCAGTTCCGCCACCCCGGCATGGGGTTTATGAAAATGTGGAGGCGGCACCCAGATTTGAACTGGGGAATAGAGGTTTTGCAGACCTCTGCCTTACCACTTGGCTATGCCGCCATATGGAGCGGAAAACGAGATTCGAACTCGCGACCCTCGCCTTGGCAAGGCGATGCTCTACCGCTGAGCTATTTCCGCATGTAAAAAACAAATGGTGCCGCAAGACAGAATTGAACTGTCGACACGAGGATTTTCAGTCCTCTGCTCTACCGACTGAGCTATCGCGGCAAATTGGCGACCCAGATCGGATTTGAACCGACGACCTCCGCCGTGACAGGGCGGCATTCTAACCGCTAAACTACTGGGCCATTCCGTAAGTTACTTTAATATTATATTACTTTTAACTTACTATGTCAACAGTTTTATTTTAAAAAAATCAAAAACAATTATTTAAACAATTTGCTAGAACAGCAAGTATTATTATATCAAGTTTTAAAAATAAGTCAAGATAAGACTGCATTATTTTAATAGTTTTTCAATGGTGCTCAAAACTTTAAGTGGATCAAAAGGTTTTACAAGGAAGTCAGACGCGCCGGCTTGCAAGGCTTCAGTCATTACTGCGCGTTGTCCAATTGCAGTTACCATGATGATTCGCGCTAAGGGATCTTCATCATGAATCAGCCTTGTAGCCTCTACGCCGTCTAACTTGGGCATTGTAATATCCATCGTTGTTAAATCAGGTTTTAATTGGCGAAAAAGCTGCACCGCCTGCATACCATCACCTGCTTCACCAATTACCTCGTGACCATTATCAATTAAAAGTTTTTTTAGCATCATCCGCATAAACGCTGAATCATCACAGATAAGAATTTTAGCCAA